AACGCTTGGCGCTCATTCATAAAAAATTGAGACTTGGCGATCCGGCTTTCGCGCACCGCGTTGGTTCCGTTCTCAAGATCCGAAACCATAGCAGCTTGGCCGCTGTACATTCCGAGACATAAGGATTTGCACCCGTCGCTTGCGTTCGGGCAGAGATTGCCAACGCCTGCGGTATCGTGCGGGGCCATATAGTTGATTGCGTTTAGCCAACCATACTTGTCGGCTTTGATCGCTTTCGCGCTATCGGTGGAAAAGAAATGGGTAAACTTAGGCATGATAAACCTCTTTGGTTGTTGACGGGGTCAGTATACCATGATTTTCCAGAATAGGTCAAGTCGGGTTCGGGTCGGGTTCGGGTCGGGTTCGGGTCGGGTTCGGGTCGGGGCCAAGTCGGGTCGGGCGCTGGGTCGGGCGCTGGGTCGGGTTCGGGTCGGGGATTCAACAAAAGACGGCCCAGGCAAGGGCACCTGGGCCGTTAGTCCCGGGCGAGGAATCGCCGGGCCTCGAGCCCGGCCGCCCGGCAGGGAGGTAAGGGGGCGACGATAGTCGCGCCGCCCCCCCGATGTCAATGGAGGAGCAGCTCGCGCAGCTCCTCCTCGTCGTGGTTTGCAAAGCAATCCCCGCAGATCCACTTGTCGCCCAATGTATCGTGCGGCGTATTGCGAACGTCGAAGACATCGTGGCAGACATCGCACACGGTATTGTCGCCGTAGTTTGGAGCGTGGTTTCTCATGCTGTCACCGCCATCTGCGTTTCGCTCAATTCGATGGTGATGTCGCTCCCGCGCAGCACATTGCGAACCATGTTAGGAGTAAGGCGAACGAATTCCGCGAAGTCATCGCCGCTCACCGCGTGGGTTTTGTGCCACAACGATTCCTCATTCGTTTTCGTTGGCTTGTATCCCCGCGCATAAACCACGGTATTGACATCGTTTGACATGATGAAATTCTCCGCCGTTGGCGACATCAAATAGATGCCGTGATCTTTCACAAGCCAAAGGCCTTGGTCCGTTGTCTCGTCTTGTGTGTACGGAATCCGCCGCTTGTGCGCGTTGGAGTGTTCCATCATCTTGGCCAGCGTTCCGGCCTTGTCATTCTTAAAGATAAGCTTGTGCATTTTCATGCTCCATTGGTTGTTGACGTGATCCATTATATATGGGACATTCTGACTGTCAACAACCAATGGAGGACGATATGTCCACACGAGCATGTTACACATTCACCGATTCGCAAGGCGAATTTCACGTTTACAAACATCACGACGGATATCCCTATACCGGCGGAGTTCATAAAGGCGAGTCCTATGAAGGCGGAGGCCTTGTCTGGATAAACGACGCGAAAGCATTCGCGTGGGATTTCCCCCGTTTTGAAGCCGACGATTTTGCCGCGTCGTTTGTAGCGGCAAACAAACAAGGCGGTGGCGGTTGTCGTTTAATCAACAAAGCGAACCCGTGGGATTTCTCCGGCGATTCCGAATATTGGTACAAGGTAAAGGTCGCTGTTCCCGCGCTGGATGTTTGGGTCGATGTTTACCGCGTTGATTGGTGGGGCGATGAACCCAAAAACGAATTGATTATGGGTGGCGCATTATCTGAGCTTCTCACATCTGAACGTGCCAGAAAGGGGGTGGCGTGATGCCCAACTGGACCAGCAATATTTTGAACGTTGTCGGCAAACCGGAGGCCGTGGATAAATTCGTCGCGCATATAGGTGAGGTGATGGATTTTGAGAAGGTGATTCCGTCTCCCGAAAATATGTTCCGCGATAACTTGTCACAAGAAGACAAGGAGCGGTGCGCGGCGGAGGGAATCCCGAACTGGTACGATTGGCAATCTGAAAATTGGGGAACCAAGTGGAACGCTTGCCATCATGAAGGTCCAGTTGAAATCCAAGACTACGAAGACATAAACATGAAGCAAGCGACGTATCGGTTTGAAACCGCATGGGACACTCCCCGCCCGATCATCGCCGCGCTTTTTGAGCAATGGCCAGACCTCGATTTTGAAGGTGGATATATCCACGAGGGATATGAGGGTTGCGGTTCGTTTTCGGAATTCAGTAATCGGGAATGACGGGGGAAACCTTGTCGGGGATCGGGCGGCCTTCGGGTCGCCCTTTTCTTTTGCCCAGTCGTCGGGTCGGGTCGGGTCGGGTCGGGTCGGGAGCTGACCCGGTCTCGAGCCCCGCCGCCCGGCGCTGGGGCCGGGCGATAGCCGGGCCCGAACTAGGTTCAAGCCAGGCTCGAGCCTGGCCGCCGGCACAAAAAAGGGGAGACCCGAAGGCCTCCCCATCTCCTGGAAAATAATGGTCTAGGCGGCGACCCGCACCGCTGGATCGTCGCGGTAGGCCTCGATGAATTCCGGCGATGCGTAAGTCAACCGCATCCGAAGGATTTCGGACTTGTACATATCGCCATATTCCCACGACCCATATGTCGCATCCGATTTTCCGACTGTGTACCACGCGGAATATTCGTTTTCGTTTTTGGGAAGCTTATGGGTTTTCAGAACCCGGATCTCCCAATGTCCGAGATCCGGATGGTGCGCCTCAAACGTTGCATATGGGTTTTCAATGTCGCGGCCTTTGCCTAGTGGATTTGCCATGTCAATTTTCTCCTATGTGTTGTTGACCCCCATGTTATCCCATGATATAAAATAGAAGTCAACAACCAATGGAGCGAAACATGGAATACGAAATTCACACCCAATGCCCCGAATGCGATGGTTACGGAATCCGCGAACATCAGATAGCCGTCGATGAATTTAAGGAAAGCGATTGCCACGAGTGCGAAGGCTCCGGCTTGGTTATGCATACCGAGGTTTACGATTGCATTGAGGATGCCGAAGCTGATTATCCCGAAGGCTTCATCAAACCGTCAAAATGGAATCACGCGAAAGCGATCCAGCGCGGCCAGATGATCGCGAATCAGATTCTCGGCCCGACGTTAGGGTTCAAATCATGAGATAGTCGGGCAAAACTTTCTCGCAACTTGGGCGACCTTCGGGTCGCCCTTTTTTGTGCCCGGTCGGGTCGGGCTCGAGATCGGCTCGGGTCGGGTCGGGGTCGGGTCGGTCCAGGTCGCCGCCAGGCTACCGCCCGGCGCTGGGGCGCGTTAGTAGTATAACGCGCCAAGCTCAAGCCCGGCCGCGCCGCCCCAGCCCGGCCGCGCCCGATCGCTCGCCCGATCGCTCGCCCGATCAGCTCGCCCGATCGCTCGCCCGAAAAATAATTTTAAAAAAATGCATATATTCGCTTGCGGCCCTATGGGATTTCATGGTAGAACATACGTGTTCTAGCGAACACAAACACAAAACAGAAAGCGAGAAAGAAATGAAAACGATTAACCTGATTAACGGCGCCACCATTCGCAGTGAGAAACAGTTGGCACAAGCTTTTGTTTCCGTCTATGCAGAACATCGAACCGTTTCCGCCGATCTAGCCACCATCAAAAACGCGATCAAAGACAATCCCGCATATGATTGGTTCGTTCATGGCATTGACGTGCAAGATCGTACTGCCGAGCGTTTCAACAAGGACGCGGCAATTGAGCTTCTAGTTAAGCTTGGCGCTACTGAGAAACAAATCGCCGATTGCTACAAACCCGTAGCATCAACCGCGATCACGCGGAAAGCTTAAAAACTGAGGGCGCGGCCATGGTGGCCGCGCCCATTAACTTAGAAAGCGAGAAACCAATGAACGATCTAATGCAACAAGGCCTGAATGATTTCTTCCAAAAGCTTGGCATGAACGATAGCCAACGCAAGCGGTTTCACGAATCGCGGAATTGGACTGCCGCCGATTTCCTGAAATGGTATTGTAAAACGTCGCACGCATCGCGCCAAATGACTGCCGATTATTTGTATGGCATGAGCGATGCCGACGTTAAAGCATTGTCTCGCGTGTTGGACGATTTGACTTGTGACCTCGCACGCCATCGCAAGCGCAAGCTTTGCATCGAACAGTTGAACGATGGCGAACAACTAACGCAATGGTAGCATCGGGTAACTAGGTACTTAGGGCGAGGGTCGATTGACCCTCGCCCGACCGACCGAGACGGGTCCGCGTCGGGCGCTGGGTACTGCGAGCAGAGCGAGCAGTAAAGTACTGTTTTGGAAATATAATCAGGCCTAATTTCCATTGAACCGCGAACCGCGCTCCGCCAGCCGGACCCCCCACCTTCATTTGAAAAGCAAAACGCCCACAATTTTTCGCGTATATATTTTCATTCGAGTTCGTGGATATACAGCGGCCCTAGCCTGACCAAGCCGTGATGCGTTTCGCATTCGACACATTGGGCCACGTTTTCTGGATACAGGAAGAACCGAAAGCCTCCGCATTCCTTGCATTGTAGTGGCTCTGGTTCGTTATCTGATTTAAATAGATCGACTATGTTGTCCATGGTTCGTGGTTCCTTTTGCTTTATTCGTAGTATATAGAATACACATGTTGAACGCTTCTGATGAGGTTTTGCGCGAAGTCCTTGCTTTAGAGCAGGCGAAGCGGACGCTTTCTGTACGGGAGAAGGCTCGCGAGGACTTTATGGCGTTTGTGAAGCATGTTTATGATGGTTTCATTGAGGGGAGCCATCATAAGCAAATTGCGCAGCAATTTGAGAAGCTGTCGCAGAACCCCGGTTCACGGATCATTGTCAATATGCCGCCGCGACACACGAAGAGTGAGTTCGCGAGTTATTTATTGCCGGCGTGGTTGATTGGTAAGAATCCGGAATTGAAGATCATTCAGACGACGCATACGGCGGAGCTTGCGGTACGGTTTGGTCGTAAGGTCAGGAACCTTATGGAGCTGGATGTTTACAAGCAGATCTTTCCGGAGGTTGATCTGCGTGCGGACTCGAAGGCTGCTGGTCGCTGGGAAACGGGTCAGGGCGGTGAGTATTACGCGGCTGGTGTTGGTGGTGCGATCACGGGCCGTGGTGCGGACTTGTTGATTATTGATGATCCGCATTCGGAGCAGGATGCGTTGTCTGAGACGGCGATGGAGAGTGCGTATGAGTGGTATACGTCTGGTCCTCGTCAGCGTTTGCAGCCTGGTGGTTCGATAGTTGTGGTCATGACGCGGTGGTCTTTGAAGGATCTGACCGGCAAGTTGATCAAGGCGCAGACTTCTGATGCGATGTCTGATCAGTGGGACATTGTGGAGTTTCCGGCGATTCTGCCGAGCGGCAATCTTTTGTGGCCTGAGTTTTGGAAGAAGGATGAGCTATTAAGGGTCAAGGCTTCGTTGTCCTTGGGCAAGTGGAACGCGCAATGGCAGCAGAATCCTGTTGCCGAGGAAGGCGCGATTATCAAGAAGGAGTGGTGGAAGAAGTGGGAGAAGGATTCTGTTCCACAGATTAGTTACATCATGCAGTCGTATGATACGGCGTTCTCAAAGAAGGAGACGGCGGACTATTCTGCGATTACGACGTGGGGTGTTTTCAAGCCCCTGGACGGTGGCCCGGACAACATCATTTTGCTGGACGCGAAGAGAGGTCGTTGGGACTTTCCGGAACTGAAGGCGAATGCGATGGAGGAGTACAAGTACTGGGATCCGGACATGGTTTTGATTGAGGCCAAGGCCAGTGGTACACCGCTCACGGACGAGTTACGGGCGATGGGCATTCCGGTTATCAATTACACGCCGTCCAGGGGTAATGACAAGCATACGCGGATGCATACGGTTGCGCCGATGTTTGAGTCTGGGAGGGTGTGGGCTCCGGAGAAGAGATTTGCGGAAGAGGTGATTGACGAGTGCGCGGCTTTTCCGAATGGCGACTACGATGACTACTGTGACAGCATGTCGATGGCGCTTATCAGATACCGTAAGGGCGGCTTTGTTCGCCTTGACACTGACGAGGAAGACGACGAACCTTCGCCCTTGGTACATCCCCGACAGTATTATTAGGAGATTCCGGTGAATTGGATCGTTAGTCGAATGAAGGAGCCTTCGAGCTACGCTGCGATTGGCGGAGCGGTTGTTGGCATTGGCGTTTTGGTAAGTCAGCCTATCGTTATCGTTGTTGGTATCGTGGGCGGCGCTGCCGGGTTCATTCTGAAGGAAAAAGGCGTCATTTAGCGATGTTAAGATGGATTGGGCTTGCTGCGTTTGCGGCGGTTCTTTCTATCGCAACAACGGCTAAAGCCGTGGACACTGTAACATCTGCCACGGTCAGCAGTTCCACGGTAGTAGATAAGACGCCGCCAACGGCGTCCAGCCCTTCGATAGTTCTCAATAACTCTGATGTCTGTCAAACAGGCGTTAGTGGTGCCGTGCAGACGAGCCTCTTTGGTGTGTCTGGCGGAACGACGACGCGTGACATGAATTGTGAGCGGATCAAGCTGGCTCGAGCTGTTTACGGCATGGGCCTGAAGGTCGCTGGCGTTAGTTTGCTGTGCCAAGAAGTTCGTGTCTGGGACGCGTTATGGATGGCTGGTACGCCGTGTCCGTTTGAGGGCAAGATCGGTGACGAGGCCAAGGAGAAGTGGCTGGAGAATCCGGACAGGGCTCCACAGGGAGCCTTGATCCGTGTTGCGAAAACGCCGGAACCGGATCCTGTTTTCCCTGAATACAACGAGTACAACTGATGCGCTGGCTTGTAGCGTTTCTTCTGTTTTGTTCGACGGCGGCTGCTGAAACAGTGACCACGGACAATGTTCTTCCGGACATGTCTGCGTTCACGACAAGCGGAAGCACCACGTCTTCGACAACGACAGGCTGTACGGCAGGAGAGTTCTGCACTGGCAACGCTACTGCCGGAGGTGGAACGTATACGAGTAGTTTTGATGTGCCTTTGACGGAAGATGAGGTGCGTCGTGGGTTTACGCTGAACAGTTCAGTGACCGTGGACAGTCATCCGTCGAACGCGGTTCTTGCTACGTGTACCAGCATCACGCAGAGCAGCGACTGCCGGGACATCTTTAACGTTACGATAGCGTTGTTTGATGATACGAACACGGTGGTTGAGAAGTTTGAGCGTGAGATTGAACTGGATTTTGGTGGTCTTCGGACGTTCAGCTTTGAAGACACGGTTTCGGAAAACAGCTTTAGCATACTGACGGGGGAGTTTGAGTTATTCGGCGTGGATGCCGGGTTTCATTCTGGATTTTTCGGCCCAAAGTTCTCAGAGCCTTCACTTACGTTTACGTATCAGGATGTAGTTGAGCAACAGGTCTTGAACCAGATTGCTCGCCACGAGGTTCAGGTGGCCCTAGCTCCCTCTCCAGAGCCTCCGCCACCTGGCCCCGTGGCTCCGTCATCCTCTTCTGAACCGTCCTCTTCTCCGGAGCAGAGTGACATGGGACCGCCTCCGTCACCAGATGAGCCTCCGCCACCGACCGTGGAGCCTGCTTCGTCACCGGAACCGGAGCAGCGGCGCGAGGAGGAACAGGCAGAAGCCGAGATTGAGGCCGAGGTAGAGGCAGATTCTGGTCCAGAACCCGAACCTCGAGGTCAGGAAGAGACGACTGCGGAGTCATCTGAACAGGAAACGGACAGTGGTCCGCAAGCCGAGGCTCCCGCACCAAAGCCAAAGACGCGCCAAGAGAAGGTAAAGGTCGCTGCCCAGAAGGTTGTAAAGAAGATTGCGCCAAGTCAGCGATACAATGCGGCGTCTCAGACTACGACGCTCGTCGTTATGAATCTTCTCGGAGCAAAAATAGAACGTGGCCCCAGCATTCAGGATGTGCGGGGGTTTTTTCCCAAAGAGTCTCTGACGGATAACCGTAGTTTGTCTAATCCACTTCAGGACTATCAGGTATTCGGCGCTTCCAACGCGGCTCACGAAGCGTTCCTGGGGCTTGAGTGGAGAAAATAGATGGCTGAGATTGAATTTGCAGGCGTAAAATTTAAAGGCGGCAAGATGGTCGCCGTATTTTTGGCGTTATCGACGTTAGTTGGTGGCTTATACGGTGCTTTTGAGGTCTACAAAGACTACATGGACATGAAAGAGAAGATTACGTCCTATTCTGCACCCGATTTGAGCGGTTTCGACAAGAAACTGACCGTTTTAGAAGAAAAAATGGACGCTTTGAGGGCTCGAAGCCAAGAGATACAGGAAATTGTGCGCGATACGCGCCAAGATGTGCGTGACGACGCGACAAAACTGTACGAGGGCATGTCTGCTGTGGAGAAACGGTCGCGAACCCTTGATGCTGAGACAAGAGCGGCAATGCGTCAAGCGGAATCAGTGATTAGAAGCATCATATCCTCCGCCTCTTCCCGATTTGACAACAAAATCAATGGTGTGGACGCTAAATTAGACGCATTTGAGAAAAGTCAGGACAAAAAATTACAGCGGGCATTAGATAATCCTTTGTTGAGGAAGTGAAATGGTTCAAAAGAAGCTACAGAAAGACAGCATCAAAAACGCGCTTGATATTGACGGAGACGGAATCGTGTCGGATGCAGAGCTAGCCGCCGCAGACGCACTTGACAAACACGAGAAAGCAGATGCCCAGCGCAGAATGGCTTGGGTAGCGATGATTTCTATGCTATTTTTCACTACCGCCGTGTTTTTGCCTATTTTTCCGGACGCAAGAATTAAGGCTTTGTCCGATTTGTTTGGGCTTTTCTACATAGGCCAAGCAGGAGTTGTTGGTGCGTACATGGGAATGACCGCGTACATGGCTAAAGGGAAATGAGGTGTGGAGATGCCTCCTGTTACAAGCTTTGTTTTTTCATCCGGAGAAATGCTGATCGTAGTTATGCTCGGCGTTCTTCTGCTTTTGGCTTTTAAAAAATGATACAGGCGTTGCTTCCAAGTATTCTTCCTGCGGTGACGGATGTCATCGGACGGTTTCTGCCGGAAGACAAGGAAGCCAAAGCTAAAGCAGAGCGCGAGATTGAAGCGCAACTGACCGCGCATCTCGCTAAAATTGACCTTGCTCAACTTGACATCAACAAGGCAGAGGCGAGCCACCGTTCTGTCTTCGTGGCCGGCTGGCGGCCCTTCATCGGCTGGTCATGCGGCCTAGCGATGTGTTTTAACTTCCTGATTTTTCCGCTGGCTTCTTTTGTGATGGCCCAGACCGGGTACTTGGTTGAGCTGCCCAAACTGGACATGGAACAGATGATGCCTGTTTTGATGGGAATGTTGGGATTAGGCGGGCTCAGAACCGTGGAAAAAATCAAGAAGGTGAGTAAATAATGGCAAGAGAACCGATTTCACTTATCGACACGTCTATGCCGTCTCAAGGGATGCCCGTTGAAGATCTTGAGGACGATGAGATTGAGGTTGAAGAGGACGAGAACGAGGACCCGATTGAAATCATTGAAGAGGAAGATGGGTCCGTTCTTTTCAACTTTGAAGACGCCATAGCAGAAGAGCTTCAGGCAGAACCCGATGCAAACCTAGCCGAAGTGCTTGACGAGCGCGTCCTCATGGAAGTCGCCATGGAGCTTATCGGCTACTATGAGGACGACAAGGGCAGCAGACAGGATTGGGAGGACGCTTACACCGAGGGTCTGGATCTTCTAGGCATCAAGTACGAGCATCGAGACGAGCCCTTCCGTGGGTCTAGCGGCGTCACGCACCCCCTGATTGCGGAAGCAGTCACACAGTTTCAGGCACAAGCCTACAAGGAATTGCTACCCAGTTCCGGTCCCGTGCGGACCCAGGTTGTTGGCGCGGCCACTCCGGACGTAGAGATGCAGTCGCAGCGTGTTCAGGAGTTTATGAACTTTCAGATTACGCATGTGATGGACGAGTATGATCCCGAGATGGATCGTTTGCTGTTCTATCTGCCACTGGCCGGCAGCGCGTTCAAGAAAATTTACTTTGACGACATCTTGGACCGAGCTGTCTCCAAGTTTGTGCCGGCTGACGATCTCTTGGTTCCGTACAACGCTACGGATCTTTCATCTGCTTCGCGTGTAACCCACGTGATCCGGATGAACACGAATGACGTGCGAAAGAATCAAGCGGCCGGGTTCTTCCGTGAGATTGACATCACCCCATATGGGTCTGACGACGAGGTTCGTTCAAAGGAGCGCGAGCTTCAAGGCATAGAACACGCTGGCGGCGAAGAACAGGACTGCACTCTTCTGGAGATTCATACGGATCTTGATCTACCGGGCTTTGAACATGTGAGTCCGATTGATGGAGAGCAGACAGGAATCAAGCTTCCTTACATCGTGACGATTGATGAGGGCAGCGGAAAGGTTCTTGCGATCCGGAGAAACTGGCGAGATGGTGACGAGTACTACAAGAAGATTCAGTACTTCTCGCACTACAAGTTCTTGCCCGGTCTAGGCTTCTACGGCTTCGGTCTTTTACACATGATTGGTGGGCTGGGTCGTTCTGCAACATCTATCTTGAGGCAACTGATCGATGCAGGCACTCTTGCTAACCTTCCTGCTGGCTTTAAGGCTCGTGGTATTAGGATTCGTGACTCTGATGAGCCTCTGTCTCCTGGCGAGTTTCGTGATATTGATGTTCCCGGTGGTGCTTTACGAGAAAGCATCATGCCGCTTCCTTACAAGGAGCCTAGCCAAACCCTGATGACCCTTCTTGGGTTTATCGTGGACGCTGGTCGTCGTTTCGCGGCGATTGCAGATCTTCAGGTGGGGGACGGAAACCAGCAGGCTGCTGTTGGAACGACGGTTGCTCTTCTTGAGCGTGGTTCAAAGGTGATGTCTGCAATCCACAAGCGGCTTCATTACGCACAGAAACAAGAGTTCAGGATGCTGGCTCGCGTTTTTGCGGAATCGCTGCCGCCCATGTATCCGTATGATGTGTACGGTGCCGAAGCAACAATCAAGCAGGCAGATTTTGATGAGCGTGTCGATGTTATACCTGTCTCTGATCCGAACATTTACTCCATGTCACAAAGGCTGGCGCTCGCACAAACGCAGCTTCAGTTGGCGCAGACGAATCCGGAGATGCATAATCTGTATGAAGCTTATCGTAGGATCTACGAGGCAATAGGCGTTCATAACATTGAGGCGCTTTTACCCACGCCGCAACCGCCCCAGCCTACTGATCCGTCGATTGAGAATGCTCGAGCGATTATTCAGCAAAACTTGCAGGCGTTCCCGACGCAGGATCATGACGCGCACATGACGGCGCATATTATCTTCATGAAAACGCCGGTTCCGGCGGCGTCTCCGCCCGTATTTGCGCTGTTGCAAGCGCATTTGTGCGAGCATATTGCTTTGAAGGCTAGGGGCGTTGCCGATGCGGAGATGCGTGTAATGCTTGAGCAGTCCCTCCAAGCAGGCCAGCAACCGCCTCCGGTGGATGTAGAGGCACGTGTTGCAGAGTTGATTGCTCAGTATACCGAAGAGGTCATGGCGGCGCTTATGCCCCCGCCAGAGGGCGAAGTAGACCCCTTGGTCGAGCTTCGGTCCAAGGAGTTGGATATCAAAGCAGCGGACTTGCAGCGTAGGACCAACGAGTTTGACCAGCGTCTTGTCTTCGACATGGCGAAAGAAGCCGCTAAAGAAGAGATGGCCGCTGAAAAGATCGACTCGCAAGAAGATATCGCGATGTTGCGTGCCGAGGTTAACCGTGAGCGTATCCGCCAGGGTACAGCAGGAAGAGGAGAGTAAAATGGGAAGCACAAAAGCTCAACAGGATCAGCAACAGTCTGGGTCTAGGAAAAAGAAAAAGGTGACGGTCAGCCCTGACAAGCCTTTCTATTCGAGTAAGGAGATTAAACGTGGGTTTGAAGCCACTCTACCTTCCGCCGTTGTTGCGGAGAGGTCAAGACAGGGGCCTATGGGTATGATGTCTCCGAGGGCGGGTATTCTTAAAACGGGCATACGGGTGGGAAGAATGATGGAGCCCGATGAGGTTGATGTGGGTTCTCGTATGGCCGAGGAAGCGGCAAAAGAAATCGTTAAACGTAACGATGGTGGGATGGCCAGCAAGACACGGGTCTTTTAGTGACTATATCCCGATCAAACACTCCCAAACAACTTACTGGAAGGAGGACTAAAGTGGCTATGATGAAGAAAAAAGGCGGCACCCGAATGAAAAAGGGTGGCGGCGTCAAGCGTAAAACAGGCGGCGTGGCCAAACGTATGGGTGGCGGTGCCATGAAGAAAAAGGGTTATGCACGCGGCGGTGTTCGACGCAAGTAATGCCATATCTTCAAAGCAACATCCCGCATTTTCACTGCTGGGTGCGAAAAGAATTTACTCATAATCATGAGCAATACCATGGAGAGTTTCTCCATGCCATGGCGATAGCCGTAACAACGATTCCAGATCGATGTCTTAGCTTTCAGCTAGTCTTTACGGGTTGCGAAAGCGATGATACGGACGAGGAAAACATACACGGGGGCGCGATGTGGGCCAGAATGCCTATCACCGCCCTCGTGGCCGACACGCCGCTAGAAAAGTGGCCAGAAAGAATGGTGACTCACCACGCGCAGCCTTGGGACTGTAGTTCTCGAGATCACGCGGTCATACAGTATGATAGGACTAGTTCTAGTCCTTGGATTTGTAAGATTGACGGAGATTTTTATACAGGTAAGTATATGTTCACCGTTGATTATACCGGATCATCTATTGCTGATGATCCGGCCCAGCATAAGCAAAGTCATGTGATTGAGCTTACGGACGCTGGAGATTGGACAGGAAATATCGTTGCGTTACCTAATAACCGGGTAAGAGCAACGAGTCCCGCTTTGTGGGAGACAGGTGAAGGAGCCCCCGACTTTAAGCCGAGTCAGTGGACACATAATGCAGAGTCTGACGGAAGCTACATGGATCCGTCTGTGACGTTTGATAATTTGTATAGTGGGAAACAGTAATGTTTCACGTGAAACAAAATGGCTAGAACACGAGCCAAGGCTATACGCCGCACTACTAAGGGTAAGGGCGCAAACTACCGTCCCACCAAGAGCGGTGCGGGTATGACCAAGAAAGGTGTTCGTGCCTATCGCAAGGCCAACCCTGGTTCCAAGCTTAAAACAGCAGTCACTGGAAAGGTTAAAAAGGGAAGCGCGGCGGCAAAACGTCGGAAGAGTTACTGCGCTCGTTCCTTGGGCCAACTCAAACGTAGTTCTGCCAAGACGCGTAATGATCCCAACTCGCGGATTCGGCAGGCTCGTAGAAGGTGGAAGTGCTGATGGCTACGAAAGACGCTTGTTATCGAAAAGTTAAGGCTCGCTATAAAGTGTTTCCGTCTGCGTATGCTTCCGGAGCGATAGCTAAGTGCCGCAAGGTTGGCGCTAAGAACTGGGGCAACAAGACCAAAAGAGCCGTTGGTGGTAGCTATACAGTTAAGACTAACGGGTGCGGGGCTGTGATGCCCAAGCACGGTGGCCGGAAAGTCAAGATGTACTGATGGCCGTTCGTAAGACAAAGAAGGGCGCTGCGCTCAAACGTTGGTTCAAAGAAGAGTGGGTCGATGTAAAAACGGGTAAGCCGTGCGGAAGGCGCAAGGGCGAAAAGAGAGGCACGCCTTATTGCAGACCTAAGAAGCGCATTTCCAAAAAGACTCCAAAGACTGCTGGAGAGTTAACAAAGACTGAGAAAAGATCTAGGATTGCTCAGAAGAATCGTTTGGGGCAACCCGCTGGCAAGCCTCGTAGAGTTAAGGCTGTGAGACGCGCAAATCGCGGCGGCATGATGAAGGTAAGGATTTTCTGATGGCGAAGAGTCGAATGGTTAACCAGATGGCCGAACAGATGGACATCACAAAGAAGGAGGCCGGTGGTCTTATGCGAGAAGCTAAAATGATGAACGACATGGACCGTCCGGGCATGGGCGGCTATGAAATGGGCATGGCAGAAGGTGGTTTAAACAAGGGCCAGAAGGCTCTGCGTGAGAAAAATCCGGAGGTCGTTGCTCGAATGAAGGGCGTTTCTGTGGATGAGGTCATGGATATGGCCGATGGCGGAATGGCCCGTATCAAAGGCGCTCCGCCTGCCCAAGTAAAAGGCCTAACTTACAATGATAACGATGGAAAGGGGACTTTCTGATGGAAGAGTCTGGTAGAACAATTTCTGACGCGGATCGCCGCCGTGCGATGGGAAGAATGATGCGCTCTGAAAGCGGCACGGCTGAATCGACAATGTCTGATGACGAAAAGCGTAGCTTCATAGTCGATGTTCAAGGAATTGGTGCGAACACTGCCGCTGGTTTGTCCGGTGAAGCTTTGAAAAAGGCTTATGAGAAAGCTCTTCGTGACGCTGAAAAAGACAACAAGCGCGGCATGGGCGGCGCTATGGTCGATGAGCTTGGCTACACACGAGGCGTTAAGCTCGACCGAGAAAAACGCGGTGCCGTTAAGTATTCGGTTGGCGGAGCAATCAAAGGCAAGAACTTTACGGGCATCTTTTAAGTATGGCTGACCCAACGACATTTGCATATTCGCTGCTAAAGAGTATACAGAGTCGCATAGAATTAACCCAGGACTCAATCCTGCACGGAAGCCCAAAGGACATGGAGTCTTATCGGCACCTCGTGGGAGAATTACAGGGATTGGAGTTCGCAGAACGGGAGATTAAAGATCTCCTGCAATCGTCGGAGGAAGAATGACGAAAACTTTATACGTTCCAGACCACGTAGTAGAGTCCGAGAAAGCAAAGAAATCCGCAGCGTCTGCCTACATAGATAAAAGTGACAAGGTTCTCGATCCTTCTCTTGTTACTAAAAATCTCAAAGAGCGACTCCCCCAGCCCACCGGCTGGCGTTTGCTTGTGATGCCCTACATGGGCAAGGCAGCAACTGAAGGGGGTATTCTTATTCCCGATGCAGTCAGAGATCGTGAAGCGTTGGCGACGGTTGTTGCCTACGTCTTGAAGGTTGGTCCTCTGGCGTATCAGGACCCGTCTAAATTTGGTGATGCTGAAGATCGCAACTGGTGTAACGAAGGCGACTGGGTGTGTATCGGAAGATACGCAGGGTCACGATTCAAGATTGATGGCGGCGAAGTCCGTATCATCAACGACGATGAAGTGATCGCCACTATCCTAGAGCCTGACGACATCAAACATGTATAGAAAGCAGAAAGCGACCATGGGGATTATCCATGCCTATTGAAGCTGATATTGACGTTGGAGACACCGAAGAGGATTCGGTTGATGTAAATCTGTCCTCTGAGGACAGTGCTGAAGAAGCAAACGCCGCGCCTGAAGCGGACACGGCGGACGAAGGAGAACTGGAGGATTACAGTTCTGGCGTTAAGTCTCGCATTAACGAGTTAACCAAGCGATTCCGTGAGGAAGAGCGGCAGAAACAGAGTGCGATTGAATACGCAAAGAATATTCAGAGAGAAAATGCGGATCTTAAAAGCCGCATGGATGCTCTGGATAAGAACTATCTTGAGCAGTTTGAAAGCCGGGTTTCTAGCGAACTTGAGACAGCAAAACGCGTTCTCAAGGAGGCCCACGAAACAGGAGACATAGACAAGCTCGTTGAGGCACAGGAGGTTTTGGCGGAGCTGACTCTACAGAAAACCACGGCAAGGTCTTCTAAAGAGTCTTCTGTTCAGGTCCAGCGAGAAGCAGCGCCGGCACCGCAGGCCGCTCCACGAGCGGCGCCGCCGCCAGCGCCCGATCCGAAAGCGGAAAAGTGGGCGCAAGAAAACGAGTGGTTTGGTCAAGACGAAGTTATGACATACGCCGCTTTTGGTATTCATCGCCGTATGGTCGAAGATGAAGGGTTTGACCCGACATCGGATGAATATTATGCTGAAATTGATAATAGGCTTAGAATCGAGTTTCCGAATAAATTCGATTCTAGGGCTAAATCAAACGGGGGAAGAAAAGTTGCGTCGGCTGAATCTTCCGCATCCCGCAAAAAGAGTGGACGGAAAACTGTGCGGTTAACCCCATCTCAGGTAGCTATAGCCAAGAGGCTGAACGTGCCGCTTGAGGAATATGCTAAATACGTGAAATGAGGGAATGACCATGAATACTGAGAACACATCTCGCCAAAAGTCTACGAGAACGCCGAGAGCCAATGAAACTCGTGCCAGGCAAGCACGCAGGGAACCTTGGAAGCCCCCGTCCATGTTGGACGCACCACCCGCACCAGATGGTTACAAGCATCGGTGGATTCGGTCAGAAGTTATGGGTTTTGACGACCGTAAAAACGTAGCAGCGCGATCTCGAGAGGGATACGAACTGGTGCGTGGCGACGAATACCCAGACTTTGAAGCGCCGACCATTGAGGATGGTAAACACGCTGGAGTTATTGGCGTTGGTGGTCTTCTTCTCGCAAGAGTTCCCGAAGAGATTGCGGACGAGCGTAACGATTATTATCGAAACATGACCCGCAATCAGATGGCTGCTGTTGATAACGAGCTTGCTCGTCAACAACACCCGGCCATGCCTATCAACAATCCTGATAGGCAATCTCGTGTAACTTTTGGAGGTCCTCAAGGCGAGGACTAGGAGATAGATAATGGCTAACAGCAATGGAAGCTTTGGTCTACGCCCTCTGATGAAGCAGGGTAGTGGCTCTAACTCCACTGGTACTAACAACTACTCGTTCTATGAAATTGCCAATGGCAATACCAACAAGATTTACCACGGAACGCCCGTCATTCCCCTCGCGACAGGGTTTATTGACGTTGTGGGCGCCGCCGCTGGTGGAACGGTTGGTCTGCTTGGTGTGTTTCAGGGCTGCGAGTATGTTTCTAGCACCACTGGAAAACCCGTGTTCAGTAACTACTGGCCGGGATCTGGGGCGGATAGCAATCACCCCGTAAAAGCGTATGTTAACGATGATCCGATGCAGCTTTATGTTATCGCTTCGGATGCTTCGCTGACCAACAAAGCTGGGGCGCGTGCCGCAGTTTTCTCCAACGCTAACTTCTCAACCGCAACTACTGGAACGGATGCTACTGGCGTCTCGCTTGGCCGCTTGGCCGTAAGCACGATTGCCACCACAGCCGCTCTTCATCTGCGGATCATGGGTTGGGTAGACGACCCTGAGAACGCTGACTTCTCAGCGGCAGGCATTGGTATGGTTGTGCGTTTGAATAACCACTTCAACAGTAATAACGGTGCTATCGTAGCCGGTACTCCGTCAACTACTGGCGTATAGGAGGATTAGAAAATGGCTATCAGTAGAGCCCAACTAGCGAAAGAGCTAGAGCCTGGTCTCAACGCCCTTTTCGGCCTTGAGTATGCCCGGTATGAAGACGAGTCGGCGGAAATTTACGACACCGAATCTTCAGAGCGAGCCTTTGAAGAGGAAGTGATGCTTTCCGGCTTTGGGTCTGCGCCCGTTAAGCAGGAAGGTTCTGCCATTACTTTTGACGACGCGCAGGAAGCGTACACGGCACGGTATACGCATGAGACTATCGCGCTTGCCTTCTCCATCACGGAGGAAGCAATCGAGGATAACCTCTATGACCGCCTTGCCTCCCGCTATACGAAAGCTCTGGCACGTAGCATGGCTAACACCAAACAGGTGAAAGCTGCGGCTACGCTGAACAACGCTTTCGATAGCAACTTTGCTGGCGGCGACGGTAAGGAGCTTTGCGCTACTGACCATCCGCTCGTCAACAACGGCACGCTTCGTAACGAGCCCAGCACCGATGCTGATCTCAACGAAACCAGCCTTGAGAATGCCCTGATCGACATTGCAGCTTTTGTCGATGAGCGCGGCCTCAAAGTTTCGGTTCGTGGTCAGAAGCTGATTATCCCGCCGAACCTTCAGTTCGTTGCGGATCGTCTGCTTGAGTCCACTCTCCGTCCGGGCACGGCGGATAATGACGTTAACGCCATGCGGAACATGGGTATGCTTCCGCAGGGTTATGTCGTTAACCATTATCTGACGGACACGGATGCGTTCTTCATTAAGACGGACGCACCTCGTGGCTTCGTTCACTTTGAGCGTATGCCGATGTCCACGAAGATGGAAGGTGACTTCGACACCGGCAACGTGCGGTTCAAAGCCCGTGAGCGTTACAGCTTCGGTTACTCTGATCCCCGTTGCGTGTACGGATCGAAGGGCGCGTAAGAGTACGGGGGAGAGGCAACTCTCCCCCACCCTCTGGGACATACAGCTCTAGAGACTGACCCAGCAGACGCTTACAAGACACTAGAGCAAAACCTTTGTAAGGAGGTCATCAAATGGCTAATACGACTTTTTCCGGCCCGGTACGCTCTGAGGATGGATTCAAGGCCATCAGCAAGAACGCTACGACGGGCGCGATTACTGAGCTTTCGACTTATGGCGGAGCGCCGGTTTCGCTGGCTGACGCGGATGTAACGCTTACCAACGCGACCCACAGCGGACGAGTTCTGCTGGTTCCGAATGGAGGCCAGGACAACACCTACACGCTGCCGGCGCCTGTTGCTGGGTCTGTATTTAGGTTTGTTTATGCTGGCGGTGCGGCGGACGCTACGGACGCGATCATTGTTACGCCCGGAAACTCAAACTTCTATATCGGTGGTGTGACTTTCCTTGACACTGATAACGCAATTAGCGCGGTGTTTTCTGATGGTAACTCAAACAGCAGCATTCAGATCAATGTTCCCGCTGGGTTCGATGTTACGATTGCCGGTATCGACTCCACGAATTATCAGATTTTTGGAACCGTTACGAGCGCGACCGCGCCAGCTTTTGCTGATCAGTAATCGGAGGTCCCGATGGCTGATGCAGTAACTGCAACCACCGTAGAAGATGGCCCTCGAGAGGCCGTCTTCTACCTCACCAACACCAGTGATGGCACGGGAGAGTCCGCTGTAACTAAAGTAGACGTTTCGGCTCTTTCGTCCTTGCAGGACGGTACTGCTTGCACGGGTGTTAGAATTAAGAAGATCACGTTTACAAATGTGGGCATGAGCGTGAAGCTTCTTTGGGACGCAACTACAGATGTTATCGCGGCTCAACTTCCTGCGGATTATTCGGATACTTTAGACTACTCGGATATGAGCGGTCTTCCGAATGTAGCAGCATCCGGTGGCAACACCGGAGATATTAAGTTGACCACAGTGGGGCATACCAGTGGGGACACGTACTCAATCGTTCTTCGCTGCCTGAAACAGTATTGATCCGATGCCAGAGGATCTTGGCAGAAAGAACGAGCTTGAACTTGTCAAGATTCAAGGAGAGTTAAAGATTCTTTCCGAAAGGATTGAAACGATAAAAACAAACGATCTCCACCATGTCCAAAAATCTTTGGATGGGATCACCAAAATCTTATGGGGTGTGGGGATTTTGATACTCGGTCAGCTTGCTGTTGGTGTGCGTCTGGCTCTTTTTGGATAGGAATTAACAATGGCAACTTCTGGCTCGGTTGATTTTAACCTAGATATGGCCGAAATTACAGAAGAGGCCTTTGAAAGGTGCGGCTTAGAGTATCGCACTGGATACGATGCTAAAACGGCCAGGCGCTCCCTTAATCTCCTCTTTGCGGAGTGGGCCAATCGAGGCCTCAATCTTTGGACGGTCGAGCAGATTACGCAGACCTTGGCTCGACTATCTTCATCGTCGTCAGTCGCTACGTACCCGATTGGAACGATTACGGCTACGGTTGGCGCATCGACAAACCTTAGTGTCGGAGAAACGATTACAGGCGCGTCCAGCGGCACTACGGCATCGATCATAACCAAGCCGTCCTCTACCACGATCACGCTAACTGTCCCCTCTGGGTCATTTACCGCCGGAGAGACGATTACAGGATCCAGCAGCGCCGCCAGCACTACGATCAGTGCTGACCCAAGCTTGTCGGATGTTCAATCCTCTGTGGACGTTTTAGAGGCCGTTATTCGCAGAAACGGATCAGATATAAGTATCAGCCGGGTTAGTCGCGGCGACTACATCGATATACCTGATAAGACGGATCAGGGAAGACCTTCAGAATTCTTTGTGGATCGACAGGTGACGCCCACGATTACCATGTGGCCTTCTCCGGAGAATTCTACCGATCAACTTGTATATTATCGTGTCCGCCGCATACAGGATGCTGATGCCGGCGTTAACACAGCAGACATTCCGTTTCGGTTTTTGCCGTGCCTGACGGCTGGGTTAGCGTACTATATTTCAATCAAAAGATCGCCCGACCGAGTTCAGCTTATGAAGGCGATTTACAACGAAGAATTCGACCGAGCCGCATCTGAAGATGCCGAGAGAACGTCCTTGTATCTGGTTCCCAGTTACTCTTCTGTGAGCGTGTAAGATGCCTCGATACGCCGCAGGAAAATACGCAAAAGGGATTTCGGACAGATCCGGCAGAGCCTATCCGTTGCGTTCGATGCTTCTCGAATGGAACGGCAGTCTTGTAGGCCCCGATGAGTACGAATCAAAGCAACCTCAGTTGGAGCCCAGGCGAGTTCGAGCTGACCCGCAGTCCTTGCGAGTTAGCCGATCAGCGCGAACTGAGCCAGCGGTAGAAGTTCTGCTGCCTTTCAACTCGTTCAAGTCTGGATCTAGCGGATCTGCGGTCATCACGGTTAATGAGATCAGTCATGGCCGCAGCACCGGAGACATCGTGCGTTTTAGAAGCGTTGAAGCTTTTGATGGATTTACGGAAGCTGTTTTAGAAGGCTCCTCTGGATACACCATCACCAAGGTGGACGATAACAACTACACGTTCACCGCTAGTAGCGGAACCGCTACGACAGGAAATGTAAAAGGTGGCGGCGGATTCGCATCCGCAGGCCCGGTAACGGTGAGCGCGTAATATGGCCTATACATTTACGACACTGAAAACAGCGATACAGGACTACGTACAAAGCACTGAAACCACGTTCGTAAGCAACTTGTCTCGTTTTATCGTAAACGCGGAAGAACGCATTCTTAAAGAATGTCAGCTTGATGTTTTCCGCAAAAACGTTTCTGGCAATCTTACTTCTGGAAATCAGTATCTTTCAAAGCCTACGGACTTTTTGGCGCAAAACTCTTTAAGCGTAATCAATAATTCAAGCAAAGAGTTTCTGCTGTACAAGCAAGTTACGGCTCTTCAAGACTACACGCCAAATCCAGCGACAACGGGAACGCCTAAATACTACGCTGATTGGAATGAAAGTTCCTTCCTAATAGCTCCTACGCCGGATGCATCGTATGATGTGGAGCTTCACTATTTTTATCGGCCAACGTCGATTACCGAGAGCGGAGACGGCACTAGCTGGCTAGGGACAAACGCCGAGTTGGCCCTTCTGTATGGAAGTTTGGTGGAGGCCTACACTTTCCTGAAGGGTGAGCCGGATCTCATGAGCCTCTATAACTCTAGGTTCCAAGAGTCCTTACAGTGGCTGAAAAACTTGGGCGAAGGATTACAAACTCGAGATCAGTATAGGTATGACCGCTTGCGGAGGGATACAGCATAATGCTGGATACAGAAAGCCAATCCGGAATTGCGGATCCGATAGTCTTTACGACTACGGACAGAGGTCATTCTCCAGAAGAAATGGCTGAAATGGCGCTGAACAAAATTATGCTGGTTTCTGAAAATGCACCGCCTGTCATACGGGAACAGGCGTATGCCCACAGACAGCGTTTGAAAGACGTGCTAGTCTTTTATATGAAACGTATGTGTCAAAGCGAACGAACGACCATCTGGGCTTTGATGAAGAAACAAGGCCATGAAGATGTGGCGGAGATCATAAGGAGACTGTAATGGCTATCGGCTCATCCGCAATGTGCGGATCTTTTAAGCGAGAGATACTCGCGGGTATCCATTTTTGGACGGCGCATACGCGGACGGGATCCAGCGAAATTTCAGCGGATACGTTCAAAATCGCTCTGTTTACCAACAGTGCATCCATCGATGCGGACACCACTGGATATACCACAAGTAACGAAGTCAGCGGCACGGGTTATTCCGCTGGTGGTGCGGCTCTAGCTAGTGTGACTCTGGGCCTTGCGGACAATAGCAGCTCGGTTCCGACAGCGTTTTTGGATTTTGCAGATACCACGTTCTCGTCATCCACTATCAGCAATGCACGAGGTGCTTTGATTTACAACAGCACACTTAGCACCGCAGGCACCGGATCTACCACTAATCATGCTGCTGATCCTGCCGTAGCAGTGATCAACTTTGGTGGAGACAAATCATCCAGTGCGGGTGACTTTACAATCCAGTATCCAGCTAACGACGCTAATAACGCGATAATCAGGATTTCGTAATGGCCTTAATCACTGGCTGGGATAGAAGCACCTGGAACGACGGAGCGTGGAATAGTCCCGTTCCCGTCGAAGTCACGGGTGTGTCCGCAGCCAGTGCCGTAGGGTCTGCAAGCGTAAGCCTACCTGTAACGGTAAGTGTCAGCGGAGTTTCGGCGGCAAGCGCGGTGGGGTCTGCCTCCGTTATCGTCCCTGTAACGGTTACGCCTACAGGAGTCTCAGCAACAAGCTCCGTTGGATCTCCGTCCGTAATCACAAACTCAATACTTTCGGTAAGCGGAGTTTCGGCAGCAAGCGAAATCGGTTCAGTACAGATTAACTTTGCGTTCTCTGTTGAGGGCGTGTCCGCCGCCGGGTTGGTGAAAACGGTTAACATCTGGACAGAAGTAGATGCGTCTCAGACGCCTAATTATTCAACCATAGACGCAGCGCAAACGCCGAACTGGGTCAAAATAGCGGCATAGGAATACGGTCATGGCTTCTTCTTACACAACTAACTATGGTATTGAAAAGATTGGATCCGGTGAACAATCCGGAGCGTGGGGAACCACCACCAATCATAACTTGGATATCCTTGATCGGATTGCTTCGTTTAAGGCGGTTGCGATCTCAGGGTCTACTCACACGTTGACCGTTCGAGAAGCTTCTCCTGACTCTGGTACAGAGAACCTTCAGGACGGCATGTTCCGTGTGATCCGGTTTACTGGGACTTTATCCGGAAACAACACGGTCACCATCGCCCCGAACACCACCACGGCATATTTTATTTTCATCAACGCCACAAGCGGCGGACACTCGGTCATTCTTTCTCAGGGCTCCGGCGCTAACATCACCGTCACAAACGGAAACTCCGCGATTGCTTACTGCGATGGCGCTGGTTCCGGCGCGGCTGTTGTTGACGCCGTAGAAAACCTTCAGCTCGCCACGCTCACCGCGTCTGGGGACGTTACCTCGAGCGGCACGTTTAATGCTTTGGGTGACACTTCCGCTGGTGATAGCGCCGCCATGGGTTATACCGCTGCCGAAGGTTTGATTCTGACCGGCCAGGGCAGCACGAACGACGTTACGATTAAGAACGATGCTGACGCCGACGTTATTGAGATTCCCACGGGGACCACTAACGTAACTGTCGCGGGTAAGCTAAGTGTTGCTGGAGACACTGCTGCCGGAGATGACGCAACGATAGGTTTCACCTCTGCTGAAGGTCTGATTTTAACCGGCCAGGGAAGCACCAACGATGTAACCATTAAGAACGACGCAGATGCGGATGTTCTTACTATTGCAACGGGTGGCACAAGCGTCGATATCGTGGGCGATTTAACAGCCGCAACGATAAACGCTGACGGCGACACCTCTGCCGGTGATAATGCTGCAATGGGTTACACCGCTGCGGAGGGCCTCATCCTCACAGGTCAAGGCTCGACCAACGATGTCACAATCAAGAATGATGCCGATGCCAACGTAATTGAGATACCGACCGGCACCACGAACGTAACGGTAGCGGGTCAGATCAACGGCGGCACGATCATTCTTGCCGAAACGGATACGGACACGTCGAACACTGGCAGCGTCACGATTGACTTCTCGGCTCATCAGAACTTCGTGCTGACGCTTACAGGTAACGTGACTTTGGCTAATCCATCCACGGAATCTGTCGGTCAAGCTGGCGTGTTCGTGTTTATTCAAGACGGCACTGGCGGTCGCACAATTAGCCTTGGCACTGACTACGAGACGGCTGGGGGCGCTGGTTTGACCCTTAGTACGGCAGCTTCAGCGGTGGATGTTGTTCCGTACTTTGTAAAAGCTTCTGGCAGCATCCAACTTGGCGCACCGCAACTGGCGTTCAGCTAATGACTATGTTTGGCTCACAATGGTTCGCTAACACTGGCGGTGCTGGTTACACCATCGATCAGTCGATCCGGTTTAATGACGGGGATAGTCCTTATTTGAATCGTACATTCGGC